TTTTCAAGATTTTCAGGGAGGTTGTCTCTCCATTCTTGATATTCTTCTTTTAAGTCATTTAATTCGCAAATTACTTCACTTAATTTACCTTTTGCGTTTTCAAATCGTTTTGCTCTTGAAAGTTTTTTCATAATAAATAGCCTCCTTAATGCTATAGACACAAAATCAAGAAGTGGGCTTATGCCCACTCCTTCGCATGATTATATCCAATTACAAAGCCTAAGAGTTCTTGAGTAGAATTAAATCTCTTGTAGTCTTCGCAAAATTGATTGTATCCAATATTGATTGAATATTGATTAAAAGATACTCCATTTTCAATAATCTTGTTTTTAAGTTTAGGTTCAGAATTGTAGAGATTTTGAATAAATCTTCTGCATTGATCAGCATAATAATATTTATTATTACCTCTCAATCGAAAATTAATATCTTGCTTATTGTGTTCAAACTCTAATTCTTGAAGTTCAAGAAATTCTTCTCTTGAGTGTTGCCCTATTCTTACTTTCTCTTTTAGTTCAACTTTTCTTTTAGTTTTTTTCATTGATAAGTTTTTCATAATAATAGCCTCCTATTGCTATAGACACCAAGGGGGAGAATATCCCCCTCGTTGTTGTGTTTCGACCATTAAGGTCTCATCAGTATAGCTTTGGAGTGTTCCGACTGTTCAACTTCGTAGGTCGTCATCCTATGGACTCTTTGCCCTAAGAACTCGATCTAAGTGTCCTTGCCTTTTGGGTTTGGAAGCCAAAAGAGGTTTGCCGACCTATTCTTGCACTAGTAACCTAAAATATATAATCGGTATTCTAGCAACCCACCAAATTAAATTTGATGTTTTAGCACCTTAGACCCAATAACTAAAATATCGTTGGCATTAGATTTACGTTTATAACTACCTAGCCTATTTTCTTCTAGTGTGGTTTCTAAAGTATGGTTCATTAATTATTATAATAATCATTTTTATCATAAAATAAAGTATTTTATTTTAAATAAATTGACTGCCTGAAATCGTTAAAATTAAAACCCATTTTAAGAAGGCCAGGATTGTCAAGTTTTTTTTTGAGAGTGATTTTTCATAAGCTCTGTTAAAATGCTCTGTATGGCTCTTATATGATAAATTATGATATATTTAAAAATAGTTTAGAAAACTGCTGCCCTGGTTTTTCCATTTTAAGACGTTTTTAGATAGGTTAAAAAACTTCCTTGTATGATTTTATATGATAAATTATGATACTCTCTATGGCTCTTAAAACCGGTTTTTCGTTTGGTGGAAAATTATTCTATAAAAAGAACACTATAAAATTGGGTCGTGGCTCGTGGACAGTGGAACAGAACTAGAGCTTTTTTGAAAAAATTTATAAAAAAAAGTTTTTTGAAAAAAAAAGAAGTGTGGAAGTGTAGCAATCAGTCTATAACCATTGAAAAATATAATAAAACAGTGCCACACTTCTGCTTTTCAGTAGTGTGGTAGTGTAGCAATTTAAAGCCTTTCTCTCTAGGTAATTGGGCGACTTTTTAAGAAAATTTTATTTATAATAATATTTTTGGAAAAAACATAAGTAACGATTTTCGTATAATTGATTTTTGTAATTATATTAATAATGTAACGCTATATTTTAAATGGCTGAAGAAAAAAACCTTTATAAAATGGTAAAAGAAAAACTAAAAGAATTTAACCCAATTCGCATTGAAACAACTACTATTAATGGATTTCCTGATTTCATCTTATTTAATAAATCAAAAGAAGTTTTATTTATAGAGTGTAAGGTTTGCAAGAGTTCCAAATTGTTACAATCTCTTAGTCCTCATCAGAAATCTTTTCACCATAAATATTCTGACATTATGAAAGGTTTGTTTATCTTGCAAAGGGTTGCCTCTTCGAAAGAAGTTTTTCTGTATAGATCTAAAAATTTTAATTTTTTGGAGAAAAATTCGAGCTTTGTCCACTGTGCGAGAGCTGAAATCGGTGGTTCGTGGTGTGCAATTAAAACACAGCTTGAAAATAACCCCCCATATGTAGTAGGTGCAAATGATGAAAACGAGCCACGAGCCGAGAATGGCGAAAAATAAGGCTTTTTGCCATGTAAAAAGGGCTTCTAATGTATATTATACAACAAATATTTTATGATAAATTATTATAGTTAGGTACTTAGCGAAAAATGAACAAAATACGAACAAAATCGACCCCCCACCCGCGAAAAATTGCCCGTGCGTTTACAGGCGAGGGCAATGGCGAGCAGCATTTTCACACTAATAGGGAGAAATCTGTATATGGATATTAAAAAATATAAAAATTTAGACAAAGAGCAGCTCAAAGCAATGGTTTTGCTTAGACAAAAAATAGAACAAGAAGGTGCACGCACTAATTTTATGCGATTTGTTAAAGCGGTGTGGCCAGAGTTTGTCGAAGGACCACATCACTTACGAACATCAGAAAAGTTTCAAAAATTTTCTACCGAAAAAGCTTGTCGCCTAATCATTAACATGCCACCAAGACATACAAAATCAGAATTTGCGAGTTATTTGTTTCCGGCTTGGATGATGGGCATTAATCCTAAACTAAAAATTATCCAGGCTACACACACAGGCGAGCTCGCAGTCAGATTTGGTAGAAAAATTCGTAATTTAATGAATACAAAAGAATATAAACGAATATTTCCTGGTGTAACATTGCGAACAGATAATCAAGCTGCAGGAAGATGGGAAACAAATCATGGAGGTGAATACTTTGCTGCAGGTGTTGGAGGTGCGATCACCGGTCGTGGTGCTGATCTACTCATTATTGACGATCCACACTCAGAACAAGACGCATTATCAGAAACTGCTATGGATAATGCTTATGAATGGTACACCTCGGGTCCTCGACAGCGTTTACAACCTGGAGGGTCGATAGCAATTGTCATGACTCGTTGGTCACAAAAAGATTTAACTGCACAGTTAGTTAAAAAAATGGGAGATCTTAAAGCAGATAAATGGGATGTTATAGAATTTCCAGCTATCTTAGACGATGATGATGAAGAAAATCGAAAACCTATTTGGCCACAGTATTGGAAGCTCGATGAACTAGACAAAGTAAAAGCTTCTTTGGTTCCTAGTAAATGGAATGCTCAATGGCAGCAGAATCCTACTTACGATGGCACGAGTATCATCAAACGTGAGTGGTGGAGAGTGTGGGATAAACCTAATATTCCTGATTGTTATTTTAGAATTCAAACATACGATACTGCATTCTCCAAAAAAGAAACAGCAGACTATTCTGTTATCTCAACTTGGGGGATATTCTATCCAAACGAGGGAAGAGAACCTCATATTATTTTGTTAGACGTTGAAAAAGGTCGATGGGACTTTCCTGAACTAAAAAAGAAAGCTATGGAAAATCTTAGGTATCATGATCCCGAGTTGGTAATCATTGAAGCGAAAGCAACGGGCATGCCCTTGATACACGAGTTAAGACGAGCTGGTATTCACGCTACTGCATTCTCCCCGAACCGCGGTCAGGACAAACATGTCCGGGTAAATACAGTCGCTCCCATATTTGAAGCGGGCCACGTTTGGCGGTCCGATGACGATTGGGCAATTGAAATGATGGAGGAATGTGCTGCCTTTCCCTTTGGAGAGCATGACGACATGGTTGACGCAATGACCTTAGCTTTGCTAAGATATCGCCAAGGTAACTTGGTTGAATTAGAAGATGATGAAGATATTAATTTAGAACCAAGGAGTAAAAGAAAATATGTCTACTATAACGGTTAAAAAAATAAATCCTGAGGATCGAAGACTCAAACAAAAGCTAACGCCCAAGCAAATGTTGTTCGTGGCGAACTATGTCCAACAAACTTTAACAGGCAAAATTTCCGCGGCCGAAGCGGCGCGGCTCGCGGGCTATTCTCAAAATCGAGCAAGACAAACAGCACATGAATTATTAAACGCTAAATTAAACCCTTATATTGTCGAAGCGATTAATGAACTAAAACAAGATTTGTATGAAACGTCTGGTGTATCGATGGCTTCTCATTTGACAGCACTCAAAGAAATGCGAGATGAAGCGAGAGGAGATAAACACTATTCGGCAGCCATCAACGCAGAAGTGGCCCGGGGTCGTGTGGCAGGATTCTATGATCTGAAAAATAAAACAGATGAAAGTATGGATCAGATGTCCAAAGACGAGCTCATTGAGTTGTTGGAAAAATACGATCAGCAAGGTATAACTCATGATAGAGGTCTGATTGTGGATGATGATAAGAGGTCATTGACCAGCGAACCGCGGATCGTGGAGGGGGAATAACCCTTGTATGTAATTAAAAAAGATATATTTTAAAACTCATGGCAGACAATATTGATAAAGCCCTAGATTTAGGTGGCAAACCTGAATTGGAAATTTTAAAAAAAGAAACAGAAGTCGTGGTTGACGGACAGCGAGTCCCGGCTCCTGAGGGATTAGAGATTGAAATGGATGAAGATGGTGGTGCAACACTCGACTTTGATCCAAGAGAAGCTTTACCTGAAATTGAATTTTATTCTAACTTAGCAGAAGTTATTGACGATCGAGATCTAGCAGAATTATCAGATGAATTAATGGGAGACTTTGAAAGTGATAAGTCTTCAAGAAAAGAATGGGAAGATGCTTATATCAAAGGCTTAGGGCTGCTAGGTATCAAGTATGAAGAGAGAACCAATCCTTTCCGTGGAGCGAGTTCCGCGACTCATCCTTTACTAGCCGAAAGCGCTACACAGTTTCAAGCAACTGCTTTTAAAGAATTATTACCAGCAGGCGGTCCTGTGCGAACAGTAATTATGGGAGATGAAACTCCCGAGAAGTATGCAAGAGCAGGACGAGTTCAAGAGTTTATGAATTTTCAATTAATGAATAAGATGGAGGATTATACTCCTGAGTATGATCAAATGTTATTTTATTTACCTTTAGCAGGTTCAACATTTAAAAAAGTTTATTACGATGAATTAATGGAACGACCTGTTTCTAAGTTTGTTCCAGCAGAGGATCTCGTTGTAAATTATTTATCAACAGATTTAGATAACTGTGAGCGTATCTGTCATGTCATCAACATGAGCTATAATGATTTTAGAAAAAAACAAGTTTCGGGTTTTTATAAAGATGTCGATATCTTACCTCAAGAAGCGGAAGAGAATGATGTTCAAAAAAAATATAATGAACTACAAGGAACAAAACCTAGTTACGCAGATAAAGTAGTAAGACTTTATGAGTTTCATACCTCTATCGATTTAAAAGATTTTGAAGATAAAGATGATTCTGGTGAAATGACAGGAATCAAAATTCCATACATTGTGACTGTTGAAGAAGGATCGAGTCAAGTGGTGGGTATTAGAAGAAACTACGAAAAAGATGATCCGAAGAAAATGAAGAAACAGTATTTTGTTCAATACAAGTTTTTACCCGGTCTAGGTTTCTATGGTTTTGGTTTAATTCATTTAATTGGTGGATTGTCGAGAACAGCTACTGATATTTTAA